AAAACCATCCCTTCTATTATCTCAATCGTTACTTCTAAATTTTTGCTTACTTTAATTTGTGTGTTCATTGTGTTTCTGTTTTGATATATCAAAGATAAACCTTTTTTTAATAATACAAAACTTTTCTTTAGTTTTTTTTATAAAACTTTTCTATATGCTATATAGATATTGTCTATAGGACATGAAGGCTCTATATCCAAGCAAAAGGGATTTTCCTACCATTCTATCCAACTTTGGTATTCATAGCCCAGTGTACATCCCCATATCCTAAGGGCAGAAAGTTTTTTAATCTAGTTTGCTTGTCAGTAGTTGTTAGCCTTAGAACATTGCTACCACTTTTTACTTTCTGTATATCTCCAAACTAAGAAGGTTAAACTTAGTTCGTTAAGTACAAAGAACAATAAACTTTCATTTAGATTCCCGTTGTGAAATCCGCAGCTCTGAAACCTCTTTAAGACTGCATAAAAAAACCCACATAGATGTGTCCTATATGGGCTTAGTTAAGGCTTTTTACTGACAAGTAAAACGGGCTTAAGTAAACCCGATTACATAGACACATTATCTAATCGGATTCGTTACAAATATAAATGTTTAAATTCATAAATATTATCTGCTAATTAAATTTATTTTATAAAAAACTATATTTACCCGTTCCCATTCTTTGAGAATAGCATTGCCAAGCTAAAGCTAGTGATGTACAAGCATCATCATGGAAACCCGAAGGAGCAGAGTACTTAACCCCATTAGCAGTAAACTGATATTCAAATATATCTAACTCATTAACTATAACCCCATCTGGATAGCCTATGCTTTTACTATGAATAGCGTTCTGAAGTCCGACCATTAGCTGCTGCTTTGAATTGCTAGTAAACTTTAAACCTTCTACCATAAGACCAGACCTTTGTAACTCCTCAAATATTGGGTCACCTACTCCAGTAGAATCTAATAAGATAGGTTTTCTAGGTAGCTTTAATATAGCTTGTTTAGTTGTATGCCAGTCCTTTTGGAATCTTTCTAGGTAGCAAACATTCCCTCCTGCGTCTAGTCCTATAATAACCGACCAATCATAAGACTTGGCTAGGTCTATTCCAAAGCATACAGGTTCTTGGTTACTTAGTGGTCTTATACAAGCCTTAATGTTTTCTGACCCAAAAGGGTTAGCAGCGTTCTCCATTGGGTTAGCTAGATATTCCTGCTCAAATACTGGTGCAGGTAGCTGCCTTCTTGCTTCGTCTATTTCTTTAGTATCTATATAAGGGTTGTCATAGGTTGTATATTTAAAAGACTGCCAACCATCCTCCTGCTTCATATAAAGGCTATAAAAGAAGTTCTTTCCTCTAGGAGTAGATAAGAACCATCCCCATCCTTTATAGTCCGTTAAGGTAGGTCTAATTGAGTTTAACCAGCCATCTTCTAAGTTAGGTATGAAAGAAGCCTCATCTATAATTACCCCATGAAATTTCCTTCCTCGCAGGTTATCTAGCCTCTCCCCTGTAAAGAACTCTACACTTCCTTTATTCGGGAACTGCATTGTAAGGTTACTCTGGTTATTTGGAAAAGGTAATGCTGCTGCTAGTTTGTTAAAGAATACTTTAGCTAGTTTGTATGTAGGTGTTATGTATGCTATCTGCTCCCCAAAGGATGCAGTCTTAATCATTTTAATTTGTGATAGTTCACTTTTACCAAACCTTCTACCGCACATTAGCACGTTAAACCTTGCTTGACTTTCAAGGATAGCTTTTTGGTTAATATGTGCATTAGGTACTTCAATTCTCATAGTATGGTTTTGCCATCTACAAACACTATCTCTATTTTGTTGTCTGTGTTTATATCCATCTGCTCTTTAGGTTTACCATATACCCTAGTTAGTAAAGTTTCTATTGAGTACAGGCTGCCCTTCTCTAGGCTTTTCTTCATAGCGTTAGCAACTGTCTTTTCTAGTATAGTAGCTTTAGGATTCTCAAACACTCCCTTTAACTCCTCTAAGTCCATAGCCATCATGTTCTGTATAGTATCGTTTATTTCAGATAGCTTATAACCTTGTTCCTTTAGTAGGCTAACATACTTTCTAGGTCTGCCGTTAGGGTTTCCACTCTCTCCCTTCTCCCATACTTGGATTGCTCCACCATGTTGCTGCTCAACTATCTTTGCCATTGTTATTCCGTTGTTTTAAAGTAAGGTTTACCATTTAGTTTGATTTCTAAACTTGGGTCTAGTTTAATCATTCTATCTACTATTACTTGGCAGTATTTAGGGTCTAGTTCCATACCATAGCATTTTCTTTTTAGTTGGTGTGCTGCTACCATTGTAGAACCGCTACCTAAAAAAACATCTAAAACAATATCTCCTATTTCAGATGAGTTTTCTAATGGTTTACTACAAAGAGGAATTGGCTTCATTGTTGGATGCTCTTCAGAACGTGAAGGTCTATCTATATCCCATACAGTTGTTTGCTTTCTATCTCCAATCCATTTATGTGATGCTCCTTCTAGCCAACCATAAATACAAGGTTCATGTTTCCAATGGTAATCCGACCTTCCAAATGTGCTATTGTTTTTATTCCAAATTATATATGATTTAAATAAAAATCCTGCATTTAAAAATTGTTGTATAAAATTATGTGTTTCAGATGATGCGTGCCATACATAAATTGCACCTCCTTTTTTTAAACCTGTTGATATAGTTGTATATACATCATACAAGAATTTAGGGAAATCATCTAGTTTATCATTTGCTATTTTTTCTCTTTTTTTGCTACCGCCTTCATAATTAATATTATATGGTGGGTCTGTATGGCATATATCGGCTAATTGTCCGTTCATTAATATTGCCAATTGGTCGCTATCTGTACTATCCCCACAAAGTAACCTATGCTCACCAATCTCTATTAAATCCCCTAGAACTATATCTGTCTTTAACTCCTCTGGTATTTCGTAATCATCTTCTACTGCTTCTATTTCCTCTGCTTTAAAGTCTGGTATATCTAAACCCCATTCATTTAGTTTTTGTGTATCCCATTCGTTAGCTATTAACTCCCAGTCCCATTCCCCATATCCTACATTGTCTTTAATGATAAACTCTCTTTGCTGCTCCTCTGTTAAATCTTCTGCTTTTATAATTGGTATCTCTGTTAGCCCTGCTTCTTTACAAGCTTTTAATCTCATATTACCCCCTAGAACTATCATATCCTTATTTACTACGATAGGTCTAATATCTAGCATCTGTGGGAAATCCTTAATACTCTGAACTAGCTTTTTAAACTTATCGTCTTTAACTAGTCTAGGGTTATTTGGGTTAGGCTTAATATCTTTAATTGATACTTTCGTCATAAAAAATAGTATAGTTGTTGGTTTCAGAATATGTCTTATTGTAATATTCCCAGATTGCTCCTGCTTTATTTAAACCTTCATCCTTCATCTTTCTGTAATCCGTCTGCTCTCCTACATCATGTCCTATATGTTGGCTTTGTAAACCTTTTATATAGTAACTTTTAAACCCTAGTTGTGTTAGCCTTAATCCGTAATCGCTATCCTGCATCCCGTAAGGGTCGTATGCCTCATTAAAATATCCTACACTATCAATAGCTTTTCTAGGTATTATAACATTTCCGAATGTTGCCCAAGTAGGATGTACTTCTATTCCGTTTATTACTTCTGTCTTGGGTAGAGTTTCTACGCAATAAATCCCACACATACCTGTTTCTGGAATTGCTTGTATATGTTCTACCGCCATTAGCAGCCAGTTATTAGGCATTACTATATCATTCCCACAGAAAGCTACAATGTCATAGTCTTTAGTCTTTCTTATTCCCTCATTTAATGCAGCCGCTATACCTTTTTTATCTATAGTAAACATATCATAAGGATAGTTTCCTAATGGAAAACTAGCTACCGCTTGTGCAGTATGTTGATGTCTAAGATAATCTAGTAGGACTATTGCTGCCTTCATTACTTCCTATGTATTTAGCTGGATTACCAGCGTATTTAGAATAAGGTTTAGTTATTAGCTTTTTAGTTATCACCGACCCCATACCTATCATGCAGCCCTCTGCTATTGTTTGCCTTTGGTGAATGACTGCGTTTAGTCCTATGTTTACTTTTTCCATTATGTAGGTATGACCTCCAATCTTAGCACCGCAACTTATTATAACGTCATCCCATATATGTGAATCGTGGCCGATGTGACATCCCTTCATCAGAAAATTCCTATTGCCTATATAGGTAATATTCTCCATCCCTCCGTCTATAGTAACCATTCCAGTTATAACATTGTTATCTCCTATTACTACTATGTCATTAGTCTTACCCCAGTTTGTTTTATGTTCTGCAGGTGCTCCTATTATGCAATAAGCACCAATATAATTGCCATATCCTAGTACTACGTTAGGATAAATAATAGCCGTAGGATGTATATAGTTAATAAAACTTTCCATAGTTATACATAAAGTCTTGGTGCTTCTCTTTTAGGAAGTCTATATAATCTTTCTTGTCACCATATTTTAAATGACATTCCCTGCAAACTAACATTAAGTTTTCTATTGTGTCTTTCTCTTTGCTGCCTCCCATACCTCTGCAATCTATATGGTGAACATCTACTCCACGTCTACCGCAAACTTCACAACTGCAAAAATCTTCTTTGCCATATCCGAAGTAGTCCATGTATATTTTTGTATGCTTTCTCATAAAGAGCCATCTTGTAAAGGTATTCCTTCTTTATCGTCTACCCTTCTGTACTTTTCGTGCCATAAGGTATTACACAAAGTTACACTTTTTTTTACTATTTCTTCTTCTTCCGCTTCAGGTAGAAGTAAATGTAAACACTCATGTATAAGTATTTCCAGATGCTTCTTTCCTTTGAGTCTTTTTTCCAACTCGATATACCCTGCCGAATCAGCATAACCCCAAACTTTTTCTTTGGTTAAATCTTTATATTTTACTTTAATTCTCACTTTTTAAAATTGCTTCATCTGGTCTGTCTATTTCTTTTAATTCGACTTTAACATTGCTTCTAACCTGTGCAAGTGCCTTTCTGTAAATCTTCTCTTTCTGATACAATTCCTTTAACTTGTTTACAAGAAAAACCTCCTGCTCTTGAATACTCATTTTGTTAAATTTTTTAGGTATCATTTTGTTGATATTAGTAAATGTCTTTTTTGTTTTATGTTAGCCGAACCTAGTCTTTTCCTAGAACTTGCACCACAATTACTACATCTCATTAACTCATAAACATTGGCAGGTGTGTTATAAGTCTTGCCCATTATTTCTAAATCTGCACTTCCACAATTCGGGCATCTATGCTCTTTCTCGTCTAAGATGAATAAACCCATGTTTGGATGTGGTTTTATCCATGCTCTGATTAATAAATAAGTTTCTTCTAATATTCTAACATCCTGCACATTGTAAGCCTCCATTTCAGACAATGCATTTGCATCACCTTTCATGCATCTCTCCCAGAGTTCAAAGTTAGTTTCTTTTTTTCTTTCTAGATTTAAAAGTTTATTTACATAGTCTAGTTTGTTAGACGTAAACCCAAACTGCCTCCTAATATGTTTAAGTGTATCTATTTGTTGATAAGGTAATGGTGGATTCAATCCGTTAATGATAAACCTAGAGTTAAGTTTAGGCATATCAAACTTTTCTCCATTATGGGCAATGACTATATCTGCTTCGTTAACTAGCTTCCATATACCTTCTATGATACGTTTATCGTCTTGCTCTAGGACTTCTTTAGGTTTTATTTTAGCTGAATATACTTTATCTTCAAAAAGCCATTTAGCCGCCCAAGTCAAACAAAACCAGTCCGATTGAATTTGGTGAGTACCTACGTTTTGATTCCATATCCCCCAAACATAAGCATTAATAGGAGCAGTTTCTATATCTAGTAAAAGAACTTTAGCACTAGTATTTATTTTTTCCATAGTTGAATTTCTAGTGTCAAAAGTTAAAGGTTTCTGAAATGTTTTATCTGCTAATGTCTTTCTACAATTTGCACCATTAGAACCTCTATAATAGTTAATAGCCTTACGGATATTTTCTAAATTAGAAATTTTATGCTCTTGGTATATTTTTTTAGCAAGAGTATAACTTTTAGTATCTGGATAGGTCGTTAAATATTCTTTAACTAGTTTTCCTATTTTCATATCAGAACATATCCGTTCTTGTCAACTTTTCCTCTTGTATGTAAATCAAGTAATTGTCTTACTGAATATCCTAATGTCTTTTGAAAATGTGGGTTATCTACAAATCTCCAGTCTCCGCCCCACTCCCATCCGAATTGTTTAAAAATATTAACTACCTCTATCCAGTCTGCTTTGCCATCCCTATCAAAATCACCTTTTACATCCCAGACCGCAGTTTCATATAACCCATTTTTATCTTTATCTAAAAGAAGGACTATATCTAAAGATAGACCATAATTGTGATAACTAAAACCGCCTCTAGCATTTGTAACCTTTGCACCTTTTGTAGTTCTACCCTGTGCAAATAACTTGTCTTGCTCTGCAAACGTTCTAAGCGTATAAGAAAACCTGCAAACGCTATTCGTTAAGGATTCGCAAATCTCATCATAAATAGCTAAAGCCTCATCCCTTAATTTGGGATGAAGCAGTGCTATTCGTTCTATTGTGATTTTATCACTTGGCATCTTTGGCGAAGATTCCTATTAAAAGGATTCCTAGACCTTCTAAGGCTCTTTCCCAGTTCTTTGATGCAATACCTTCCAAAAGCAAAGGAAGTCCTGCAATCGCACCGAAAAGGGTTGTCTTTACGTTTTGAAAGTACTCTTTCATTATTTTGATTTTTGGTTAAAAAATTTATGAGCCATTTTTTCAACTCCCTTCAACCCCATGAAGCCTAAAATAAAGGCTACAGAAAATTGATGGTTAATTTTATCTATTCCGAACCAGTCGCTAACAACAGGTGTTAAGTAATTTGCAGAGGCTACACCGCCACACATAGCTACTAAAGTTTCTCGCAAGTCTTTTCCTTTCTCTATAAAAAAGACCGAACCAAAAAAACCTGCAACAGATAAACCTAAGTTTATCCCTAGTTCTTCTAATCTACTCACCTTTTAATTCTTTAAGTTTTCTTTGTGCCCATTCAATTCCTTCACTCCCACCCCATGCTAACCACATTAAAGCACCGCAGTCCTTCTTTGGGTCGCCATTAGAATTTTCACGATGTCTTTCAAAAGAAGCCATGCGTGATATTGTTTCTCGTGTAATGTTTTCTCCTTTAGCGAGTTGGTTAGCCCTTGCCCATCCTACTGCAGTTCCGCAACCTAGTTTGTATTGGTCACGAATATTTAATGCTCTTTGTGCATTTACTTTAGCTGCTTGAGGATAATCGTTAAATGAATCTGCCATAGACACTCTAATAGCTGCCCATGCTCTATGTGCTGCTTCTTCGGTCTCATAAATACATGAGCCGCTACCTATTCTGTATTTTCCGTTAGATGAGCATTTTGTGACTGGCATAACTGATTATAAATGCTTTGTCTTTGTTGATTTATCACACTTAAGCTAAAATTGTCTTTACAATACTCGTATAACTCCCTTCCGCTTTCCTCACGAAGCCATTTATCTTTAGCTAAAAGTTTAATCCATTTATACCAGTCGGTCTGTTTGTTGACATAGAAAACAGGCATATTCTTATATGGATGAACGTTACTAACAATAGCAGGATTTTTCTTTGCAGCCGTTTCTAGGATTTTTAAATTAGACTTCATTCCGTTAAACTTGCTATCTACTAAAG